TACACCACCAGAATTTTCTAAAATTTCTGAAGGTATTAGCTCTTGAGTTCTTAAAGTTTCTTTCGTCTTTGTATTCGACGAAGCAATAGATTCTACATATCCGGGAGAGGATATGTTAGAACTAAAAAGAGTATTATTAGATTTATGAGTTCCAGCCATCTTATCTTAGCCTTGAGGTCGTTGTATAATTAATTGTTCCTGATGAACCTGATACTGATATTGTATCTATGCTCGGAGTAATAATAACTCTTAATGGATCAATTGCAATTAACTGATCTCTTTTAGGAGCTAGGTCCAAAGAATTAGGTACAACTGTGATTCTAATAGTTGTATCCGAATCACTATCAGGAGTAAATTTATTTAATGTGATTGTTCCTTTTAACGGATCAACAATTCCGCAATCATTAAGCACTGTAATATTTTGAGAATTTACTGTCTTATATGCAATCACTTGTCTATTAGTAGAACCGTCAATTGGTATATCACCAAAATATAATTCTTCATTATTGTACTTAAACTTAGTTGAACTGATAACGTGCTTCTCAGCAGAACCAGTATCGTAAAATGGAGAAGTAAAATTTAAAGAAAAGTTATTATCTAATTGACTGCCGTTTAAGTTTGGTGTAATAGTCATAAACATATATGGTCTTACACTACTGTTTTGAATAGAGGGATCTGCATTATCAATTGCTTTTAATAATTGCGAATGTCTAAACACACCGTCAAATTTATTTAGTTCGTTAAAGTTATAATCTGAAATTGTATCTCTTACAACAGCTTGCAACTCTACTGAACTTCTGTCTGTTAGGTTGGGATTATATTTAAAGAAGCAATCGATTTCCAAATACGTATAATTAGGATCTACAATCACTGGGGTAATCGATACAACACTCTTACCTTTTAGAATAGTATTCATGATTTCATTCTTTTCAGCCGCAGTTAATATTTCATTTACGATTGGCTTAATAGAAATATATACAGCACCATAATCTGGTGGATCGTTATCTTCACCACCCCAGGTAGAAATGGAATTAATGTTTGTAAATTCTTTCTTAATGATTGCTCTATAATCATCTGATGTTACTGCTCTATTCTGAGAAGTAAAAGTAAGTGGAGCATTAAAACGAATCGATTCGTTTGTTTCTTTTTCAACACCGCCTGCAGCTTTTGATAAAGTTGAAATACTAATATTACTATAACCGCCAATATTATCTACCTTCGTAAATACATTAGCACCATTCGAATCGCCTGCATTTGTAAAGATATAATCTAGAGTTACGATATTATTATTAATTGGTTTCTTACCAGTTACTCCATCACCAAAGTATATCTCATAAAACTCATTTGAATTTTCTTGTATATAATATACACGACTAGAAGAATCAACATTCAATAGAGATTCAAACTGTGTATAGTTATCGTATGAAGTACTTAATTCATTTGCCTGAATAAGAACTCTAAGTGTAGATGTATCAGCATCGTCGTCGGACAGCTGGAACTTTTGATTTTCAATATCGTTATCTACTCTATATAAGAGTTTCTTTCTTGTACCTTCAACAATAGTAACATTATCAAACACAAATGTTGAACTAGGTGATAGTAAAGCAGTTTGTTCGTTTAGTACCACATATCTGTAATTTCTTCCATCAACATTAGTGGTCAGTTTAGCACCTCGAGGAAGAGTTAATGTAGATGGTATATTAGACGAGTTTTCTCCTGAGACATCAACTGTAATATTGACAATGGCTCTCGGCGCTAAAACTGAACGGGGTATGTAACCTAATAACTTTGCACGTGATACAATGTTACCACGTATTTGTGCCGAATCAAGGAATGCTTCATTCAAAGCAAAGTGAGCAGCCATCGCATTATAATGCGTATTGTATGCTAACACATCAAGCAGCGAAGATAAACCTGAACCTTCGAAGTCATGACTACTAAACTCTGTCTGAGTCTTTAGATAGTTTTTTAAATTACTTTTGATTTGATCAAAATCAAGTTCGGTTACATTTAAATTCGTTGCCATATTATTTTACCTTAAACGCCTTAATACGATTTCTACATCTTCTTGAGTATCGTATTCTTTTATTCTAAATTTTACAAGTATTCTATAAGAGTTTGCATCTGGTTCATCTACAATATTTACGAACACCACCTCAACTCTTTGTTCTCCTGCCTTTATACACCTTACAATATTCTTACGTAATGTTTGTTTTGTGATCTCATCTGCTGGTTCAAAGAGTAATGCTCTTAGATTTGCACCAACTCCCAGGTTAAATGGCTTCTCATAAAAGTTAGTAAGAAGCAAATTACGTACTGCATATTTAATTGCTACATCATCCTTCAAAGGAATAATATCCTGTCGAATTGGATGAAGCGCAAGATTTAAATCTAGGTCAGTCCACTGTCGGCTACGAGCAGACCGTGACGCCTTTCTGACATCCCCTATAACTGATTTATCTGATAATATTTGTGTAGACATACTAGTATTTATACCTCTTATCCGATTGTTTTGTTGCCATCTTCATCATATGTGACAGCTGTAGATCCGCCATATGGTACAGAAGTCATGGTTGTTGCCGGACTTGGAGACGATGCACCACCAGTTCCAGGAACTTCTTCGTGTTTATGTGTTGCCAGTGTCGGTGCATTACCTGCATCAGTTGATACATCACCAACAGAGTGTGTCGTACTCGAAACATTCAATGTACCGGTGATCGAAGTGTTACCGACGATATTCACAGTCTGGTTAGAGGACGACATATTAATAGTACCATCGGCTTCCATTCTCAGGAAGCTCCCGGACGTATGCTTGATATGGACACGTTCGGCACCCGGTGTATTGTCGACCTCTATGAGATGGCCGGCTTCGGTTTTGTGTACCTTATTGGTAGGAGGGTTGAGTTGCGCTTCTACCGGTATGTCAATCGTCCCATCAGTCGTGGATGCGATCGACCCCAGTATAATGGCATCCTGCGCACTTGGACCGTCACGGAAGAATCCCACGACCCAGGAGCCAACCATCAGCTCATGGTTCGAGCCGAACCCTTTAAAGGAAGAGGAGGTATTTGGCATCATGACCGTCGACCAGTTCAGATGCTTCTTATCAATCGTCTCATCATAGAAACCATATGGCATCACCTTCACTCTATTGGATAAGAGAGGATCGTCGATATCAACAACGGATCCAATGAACCAGGTAAACTGACTACCTATGAATTGATCTAAGTTTTTCATCGCGGCCTCCACACCAGATTTTTACCCGGGAAAATTTTTTGAGAGCATATGTTTAAAAACAAATCCACGATCACGCCCCCTCTATGTTATCTAATGACTCTATATAGGAGTCTTTCTTCAGTAATACCTGCATGATATACTCATCTTCAAATCTATGATCAATAGAGGTAACAACATATTTACCTGATAGGTACTTGTCTTTACCACGCTTTTCTTTTGTACTCTCTACAGACTTTATTACATTACAAGTAATTACCATACCCACACACAGTTTAAAGTCTCCGTATATATCAATGGTCAATACCGTACCATCCATATTCTCTATGTATGCATTTGCCGAAAGGATATCACTATCACTTGGTGCATGGTAGTTAGACCCACCGCTGGCAGCTGAAGTGTTCAAACTCACATAAAAGTTAGTCGATTCGCGGTGGCTCTCAATGGCCCTATCATCGAACACTAGGTTACTGGGTAGCACGCCATTCTTATTCAACATAAGGTCCTTACCATACTCATACGTAGTCTTCTTATATGTCTTCTGCGCAATGTCAAGAGTGTGTAGTGTAGAAGAATAAGCTCCCGCTGCTGCATCTATATACTTCGACATGTTTAAATCGGTAGATATCTTTAATATCTTATTCTTTAATTGTTTATTATATTCATCTCCACCTGGTGTAGAACTAACAGAAGGCGAATGCACGAATTCATTATAGTTATCCTTATTGATTATATTCTCATAGGAATCAAAGTGAATACCCTGGCCGAGTGTCTCATAGAAGAAGAAAGGACTTCCGTTGTCATAAGATCTCCTTGTTAACCAGTTAATAAGATACATTGGTCTCATCCGTGGGTATACGCCAGTGATTGTTTGTTTAGTTTCTGTATTGATTGATAGTTCTTTTGGGTCAATCTTTAGTTCGTCTGTACATATATTCTTGATCAACTGTCCAGGTACATTGTTAAAAGGTTTAGATATGGTCTTCAGTTGTGACATATACGCATGCTCAGAGATACATTTGAACACATATGTCTGTGTGCCTGGCTTTAGTTTAGCAAACGAAGATACCTCTGCGATCCTAAACGTATGACTGTACTTGTCTGTTTCCCCTCCAGCTAGTCTTCTTGTGATCAGTAGGTCCAGTACCTCTCCACTCACGACTTTTAGTTTTTCGAGCACATTTGCAGCATCCAGTATATTGATACTACATTGCAATGATCCTGCATAGAGACTCTCTCTTATACTGATTTGCCCTACCAGGTCTGTTATATTGCGCGCTTCACCCTTACTGGGTGTGAGTATTACCTCTGCCAGGTTATATGATGATGGTACTAATGCATCAGAGCCATTGGCCAGCTTACTATTGACTCTACTCATCGTTGATTATTGCCTCATACTTGTCTGCGAACTGTGTTATATACTTAGGATCTATTACTCTTATCTGTGATCTTGCCTCATTTACTTCGAATAAGAATGATCTGTTTGTTTGAAACTCTAGCTCGGATGGTGGTGTGCCTCCAGGTATGAATACATTGTTACTCTCTACCCTTCTGTCACTATACTTGAAGCCATTTGCCCAATTATATAGTGCTTCTTCCTCTACATTGTCTGGAATCATACGGAAATATGAATGTGGGGCGTCCAGATACTGATATACATCATACGTATCTACACTATCTTCTGATTTGTTGCCTGTTAATTTTTCTACGGTACCATTAGAGGATGACCCAACGAAGGTTCCTACTACATCTTGCAAGACTAATTGATTCATATCCGCATTCTTCTTGACCAACGTGCCGGTTGCCCCGCTCGTACTACCTGTCAGTGTCTCTCCTAACTGGAATCTACCCGATAGGCTATTCGGATAGTCGAATGTCACACCTGCATCAGGTGAATCTTTTACACTTGGGTTGGTTGTGATGACCACTCCGGCGAACTCCTCATCCATATGGGCATGTAGCTTCTCTTGGCTCATAGGCCAGGCAGCAAGACCATCATGTAGGAAGTCATTAATGATGAAGAAGGTCCAGTAATACTGTGTTGTGCCATATAGGCGTTGCGATACGATGTCTGGTCTCTCGCCATTCTTGACACCATAGAAGGAATATGCATTCAGATCATCAAGAAATGCATCTAATGGACGTGCTGCCCTATAGATATTGACCACCTTTTGCAAGATACCATTACGATCGAAGTCGTAATCAAGCTTTGGAAACTGTCTGAAGTAACTCATATTATTGTCCTCCTGCTAGCTCGACACTTTTATCGACTGCAGTATTAGATAGATCGGCAGTATATGCGGCTGCTTCTCCAGGGGTATCTGCAGTTGCACCAACCACGTGGCCTGCATCGTCGTAACCATCCTTATATACAAGATCTTCGCCATATAGGTCATCTCTTGTGATTGCCCTTACCTCTTGGAAGGTCATTGATATGTCTATTTCTGTTGGTGCTGCACCTAATACACCATCATTTTCATGGAATGCATTGCCTGTTGCGTTATAGTTTGCGGCCATTGTAGTGAGATATGTGTCTATAATACGTGGCATATACTTATTTGGCCTGCCTCCTGACATGAATTCAATACGAAATGTAGGTGGATACTCTAATGAACCGGTTCCTCTCTCCTTTGGATACATGTATTTGCGAAATGCATTCTCTATCTTATGGGCAATCACTGACTCTTCTTTTGATGTTGGTACTAGCTTAAATGCAAATTCGAATGATCTTACATTGACTCCTTCGAAGGTTGTGGCAGTATATGGATTGACTACAAGGCCTGATTTGAGCTCGAATGCAGTTGCAAGACCGCCGGATACACCGCCCCCTGCCTTGAATTTGCTTGTGAGCTTTGCGACCAGGTCAGATCCAGTCTTTGATTTTGTACCGCCCGTGCCTGCTCTACCGCCGATTCTCTTATCCTGTGCAATAGAACCAATTGCACCAAGCTCTGAACTACCATAATTCATGTTATCGCTTGTGGCCATACCGATTGGTATGAACAGATGAATGTCAGTAAACTCGCCGACAGTGCCTCTGGCCATGGAAAATGACACATGTGGAAAGCCTTCTTGTGATACTTTTGA